TTGTAACATTTGTACCAACAGGTGGTTCAGGTTCTACGGTAAACACTCAATCTATTACAAGAGATAGTGTATCTCAAATTACTTGTACGGTTACAAGGTCAGATTTTATTGAAGCAGGTGACCCTTATGATGTTAAAGTTACAAACGGTTCAGGTTTGGCTGCAACATTAGGTGCCGCTATTGATGTCAATGTTCCACCAGCATTTGCTACATCAGCAGATACAAATTTAGGTTCTGTGCCAGCAGGCTCTTCAGATTTTAGTGGTCTAACTACAGCGGCTGCTACAGACGCAGATGGCGATACGGTTACTCACTCTATTTCAGCAGGTTCATTACCACCAGGTGTGTCTATTAATTCAAACGGTACTTTTACAGGAACGGTTGGTGCAGGCGTGGCTGGAAATGATTATACATTTACCGTATCTGCTACAGACGGAAAATATGCTGCTGTTACAAGACAATTTGTAATTTCAGGTGCTGCTGACGCTGTTGACGCAGAATACACAACACCAGGAACATATACTTACACGGTACCTGCTGGAGTAAATTCAGTTTCAGTAGTTTGTGTTGGTGCAGGTGGTGGTGGCGGTAATCAAAATTCAGGACAAGGCGGAGGCGGTGGCGCTCTCGCTTACAGAAATTCTATATCCGTAACACCAGGACAAACAGCAACGGTTGTTGTAGGTTCAGGTGGCGGAGTTTCAGGCACAAACGGAACAGCAGGTGGTTCATCATCATTCACTTATGGTGGTACTGCTACAACTGCCGGTGGCGGAGGTGGCGGACAAGGTATCGTTGAATCAGGAGGTTCAGGTGGTGCAGGTGGTACTCGTTCAGGCACATCAACTGGTGGTGGAAACGGCGGAAACGGTGGACAAGACCCTAACAATTACGGAGGTCCAGGCGGCGGTGGTGCCGGTGGATATTCAGGTAATGGTGGACAAGGTGCAACTTTTGGCGGCTCAGGTGCTACTTCAGGAAATGCTGGCTCCGGCGGCGGAGGTGGCGGCGGCGGAAAAGGCGGCCAATCTGAAATCGGTGGCGGAGGCGGTGGAGGCGTAGGCTTCTATGGTCAAGGTACAAACGGTGCAGGAGGAAGTGGTTCAGGTTCCGGCGGTGGTTCATCACAAGGAGGATTTGGTGGTTCAGGCGGACCAAACGGAAGCGGCTCAGGCGGAAATACTGGTGGCGCTGGTGGTGCAAAAGGCGGTGGCTGTGGCGGAAGTCAAAGTACAGGTCAAACAAGTACAGGTGGCCATGGTGCAGTAAGAATTGTTTATCATCCAAGTGGCGCAGCTTTTCCTTCAACTAATGTAGGCGATGTATAGGAGATATTATGGCAGATTTTTTTAAAAAACTTAATGCAGGCAAAACAGCACCAGAGGGTGATTTAATAATTGCCTCTAATTTAAAATCAATTGAACCTGATTTAGACCAAGATGACCCAGCAGCTTTATTTGCAGCTGGCTATTGTATTCATTTAAATACTTTTAAAGAAGCTCACAGAGGCAAAGATAATTACACTCATAAATGGGTAAACAACGGTGAAAAAAGAATTGGTGAAGAAGCTGCCAATACTTTTGATTTTGATTGGGTATGGACAGACGAAACTAGTTCAATGTCTTCATCTGAATTAGACGAAAGAAAAGAAGAGGCTTGGAGAGGTTTAAGACTTAACAGAAAATTATTTTTATTAAGAACCGATTGGTGGGAATTGCCATCACAAGCTCCTATGAGTGAAGCAAGAACAGCATACAGACAAGCGTTAAGAGATTTGCCAGCAAATACTACTGACCCTTTTGATGTTACTTGGCCTACTCCACCAGAAGATATTGACCATTAATTTTTAGTATAAATAATACTATATAATGATTAGGAATGATTATGAATATAATGAATGCTTTTCCAACACCTGTTGGATTTTTTGATATACAAGATAGTTCTTCTCTCAATAAAGGTTTATCAGATTTCATTTACAGCATTAAACACGAAGATAGCCCTAACAGGTCTATGATTGGTGGTTATCATAGTAATGAAGATTTATTAAGTCGTGATAACAAATTTATAAAATCATTTCATAAAATTATTAGTTATCAAATAAAAGAATATTACAAAAAAAATTCTGATTTTGAAATGGGACCTAATACAAAAATGGTGTCGTGGGGAATGATTTATGGTAAAGGTCATTATTCAGTATCACATACTCATGCTGGTGCAGATATATCATCATCATATTATTGTAAGGTGCCTTCAAACTTAAAAGATTTAGAAGGCAATTTTGTCGTTAACGACCCTAGACCAGCTGCAAGATATGATAGAAATTACAGAAAAGATTCGTCATTATCCATTCAACCAAAAGAAGGCACAGGCATAATATTTCCTGGTTGGTTGGAACATCACACAATTCCACATAATTCAGATGAAGATAGAATTTGTATAACAACAAATGTTTTTATAGACCACGGTACATTTTTTAAATGAAATACGAAGTAATAGATAATTTTTTACCACAAGATGAGTTTGATAAACTAGCTGATTTATTACATCAACAAATACCTTTTTATTTTCAAAAAGAAATAAACGCCGGTCATGTGGATGATAAACAATTTTACATGACACATATGTTGTTTAATATTGAACAAGAGCCAATGTATAGTACCTTTTATTGGGATTTTAAAACCATACTAAATAAGCTTAATGTTAAGGCATTGATGAGAATGAAAATTAATTTATATCCTAAAACAAGTGAATTAGAAACTCATAAACCACATTGGGATTATAATTATGAACATAAAGGTTGTATATTGTCATTTAATACTTGTGATGGTGCAACAATATTAAAAGACGGCACTAAAATAGACAGCGTTGCTAATAGAGCATTGTTGTTTGACCCTAGTAAATTACATTCTAGTACCTCATGTACAAATGATAAAGTTAGATTAAATGTAAATATAAATTATTTTTAAAGTAGATATGACTAATTGGGAAAAAAATAAAAAAATAGTAGGTGATTGGGGTATATTGCCAGTTGATAATGTGCCTAAAAATATATTAGATTATTTAAAAAATAATATTTCTGATAGACCATATAATGCAGAATTAGCGGGTCATTTAAAAAAAGAATATCTTTACAAAGATTGGCCAGAATATGTAAATGATTTTCTTTTAAAACAAATTAGTAATCCTTTATTAGATAATTGGCAGAAAAAAAATAACACATTATCGCAAAATGCACCTTTTTATGTAAGTAGTTTATGGGTAAATTTACAAAAAAAACATGAATTTAATCCTGTTCATAACCATGCTGGCATATTTTCCTGGATAATATTTTTAAAAGTGCCTTATGACTTGAAAGAAGAAGACAAAATTTTTACTAGCTCTAGCATATCATCAAGGACTTCAAGATTGTGTTTTCTCGTACAAGATTATATGGGAGATATCATAGAGATACCAGTTGATGTTGATAAAAGTTTTGAAGGTCAAATGTTAATGTTCCCTGCTCCATTACAACATTTAGTTTATCCTTTTTATACAAGTGATGAAAGTAGGATTACCGTTTCAGGAAATATTAAACTATGGGTAGATAATAAATGACACCAACAATAATTAAAGATAATTTTTTAAGATATCCTAATAAAGTATTAGACTTAATTAATAAATGTGAATTTAAAAAAGATGAGACCGGAAGATGGCCAGGTGAAAGAAGTGAGGCATTACACAATGTTGATGATAATTTTTTTAATTGGATACATGAAAAGATTTTTGCGTTATTATATCCTGATTATTCAAACGATATAGTATTTGAAGCTGCTTCGTATTTTCAAAAAGTAAATGGTAATTTGTATGACCATGAAGGCTGGGTACATAGAGACCAAAGTCTAATGACTATTATACTTTATTTAAGTAAACATGAAAATTGTGGAACATCATTATGGGAGCCAAAAACATTTATGAAAGACGCAATGAATTCAGACCAAAAATATGGTATGTATAAAGGTGAAATAGAAAACAAAGATGGATTACCTTACTTAAAAGAAAACAATGATAAATTTAATAAAACATTAACTATCAATTCTAAATTTAATAGATTATTAATTTTTGATTCTCAAACATATCACTCAGCAGATAATTTTAAAGACGCTAATTATGAAGAAGATAGATTAACTTTTATATCATTTGTTTATGATTTTTACAATCCAAAACACGGCTTAAAAAATGGCGTATTAGCCAGTCAGAGTTTATAAAATGTTAGATATAAAAGAATTAACCTGGGAACATCATAAAAATGCAGAGCGTCAAGACTTTGTAAGATTGTTAATGTCAGGTAAAATAGATGAAAAACTATATGCAACTTACCTTTACAATCAATTACAATGTTATTCAGTATTAGAAAAATATGGTTTACATAACTCGTTGTTTAGAGATACACCAGGTTTATTAAGAGCTGAACATATACATTATGATTATAGGCATTTATGGACAGACATAGGCGCACCACCAGAAATAACTCAAAGCACAAAAGATTATATAGCACACATAGAAACAATACAAGATGAAGCTATGAAACTCTACGCTCACATTTATGTTAGACATATGGGCGATTTATCAGGTGGTCAAATGATTATGAAAAAGACACCTGGTCCTAATAGATATTATAAATTTAAACATAAAGAAGTAGGCGACTATAAAAGAATTGTAAAAGAAACAATTAATACATATTTAAATGTGTATGAACATTCAGTAATACCTGAGGCAAAATATTGTTTTGAAAGTGCTACAAAATTATTTAAAGAAATGAAGGAGCTCCATGATTTGGGAACGATTGATTAAGTGGAAAGATGAAACTATTGATGTATTAAATAAACACTTGGTTGAATATAATGAACCAGGTATGGAAAGATTTAATAACAAAGAATTAGGTTGGGTAAATAGAACCTGGAATAACAGATATATTAGAAGAGCACATTTAGATGTTGTTGATGTTAGAGAAACAAAAGGTCTTTGGATGGCTCACTTATGTTTAATGCCAATGTTAACAAACGGTGGACCGATATATGGTTTTGACATTATTGCAGGTAAAAATAAAGTAACAGGTGCCTTTCACGATTTTAGCCCATTGTTACAAAAAGACCACCCTTTAACGGAGTGGTTTAAAGAAGAAACTAAATGGTTTAAACCGAGTAAAGAGAGAGAGTTACCAGATTGGGCAAAAGCAATTTTTAGTGGTGGTATGATTGCAGCTGGTAATGTACAAGAAGAAAAAGAATTAAATCAGATATGTACTATGGCTGTGTCCAATCTGGAAAACTATATTGACAAAATTAGAACACATGAGGGAGAAGCTGAAATGATTGATGTAATTAAAGCACAAAATTACTACTCTGAACATCAACAAAAAAATCCTCATACACCTAGAGTTATGCAATCTCTTGGTTTACCAGATGAAGATATCAAGTTATTCTGTTCCGACAACTTGTTTCCATATGTATCAGAAAATCAACCCTTTCTGAAATAATTATTATAAATATACCAGAAAAGGAATAAAATATGGCTACTCCAGCAACTAGAGAAACATTAAAACAATATGCTTTACGAGCATTAGGTAAGCCTGTAATTGAGATAAATGTTGATGATGACCAGTTAGAAGATAGA